AAATTTTAGACGTTAACCGTCAAACTGAAATCGACAATGAAATAAATAAATTAGAAAAAACATTTAAATAATGAAGAATTGGTTTAGTAGAAACTATAAAACAATAATCGTATTATCATTTTTAATTCCGATTATAACCGTTGCGATAGTTTCAATTTCCCATGTTACTAAATGGTACGGTATATCAAATCCCGTAACATGGGCACTTTACCTTTCTGTAGGTATTGAAATTGCTGCTTTATCGGCATTAGCCGCGATTTCCGCGGATATGGGAAGAAAAGTTTATTTCCCATTTGGTATTGTTACCTTGGTTCAATTCATAGGTAACATTTATTTTGCATATTCATTTATTGACATAACAAGTCAGTCATTCATATCTTGGGTTGAGTTAACATCTCCCTTGGTTGAATTTTTGGGTGTTGACCCAACAGATTTAGTTGGACACAAACGATTCCTAGCATTTTTTGCTGGAGGTATGTTACCAATCATCTCTTTATCATTCTTACATATGTTAGTTAAGTTTACACAGAATGAAAAGTCACCAAAAATTGAAGAACCAAAGGTTGATGCTCCGTCTCCCGAACCCGTAGGTGAAGAAACACCGGTTGTGGATGCAAAAGATATTATTGGTGAGGTATCGAGAGTAAGATTAAAAGAGGAAGATTTAGAACTATTAGAAAAGATTCTTTCAAAACAAACCAAACCAAACTTAGAACCCAAGGAAAAACCTGAAGAGGTTGAGGAAATTGAGATTGATGAACCGGTAAATGAAGTAATCCCTGAACCTACTGTAGTTGAAGAAGTGATTCCTGACCCAACACCCGAGCCAATTGTGGAAGAAGTGATTCCTGAACCAACACCCGAGCCAATTGTGGAAGAAGTGATTCCTGACCCAACACCCGAGCCAATTGTGGAAGAAGTGATTCCTGAACCAACACCCGAGCCAATTGTGGAAGAAGTGATTCCTGAACCAACACCCGAGCCAATTGTGGAAGAAGTGATTCCTGAACCGATTGTGGAAGAAGTGATTCCTGAAGTTATTGAAGATGTACCCGTAATCGAACCGATTATAGAAGAACCAATCGTTGAAGAACCAATCGTTGAAGAACCAATCGTTGAAGAACTTCCCACTGAACAAAGTGAGGAAGAAAAAAAAAATTAACAGAAGAGCTCCAATTACCCGAGGAACCATCGGAAAACTATGGTTTGGAGGTGCAGGATGGGGAGTTAAATAACGAAGATGAAGGGGATATCCAAGAAGAGGATTTAGAAACCCCACAAGGTGAAATCTCTGACATGTCCTCATCTGTGATTAGAAAAAAGGTAACAAGGAATGTTGGAAATACACAACGTAGAAGGTTTAAATAATAAGGATTTTAATATTGTACGTAGAAAAACAAAGAAGACACAAATCCTATTATACGATACAACTAGGAGAGCTGATGATTTCATCAGTAAATTAAAATATAGAAAAAACGGTAAATATACCGAAATTCCCCACTTTATAGTTACCAAATTAGGTACTGTTTATCAATTATTTGACACTAATCATTATTCAAATACATTTGATGAACCTGAAATAGACAAACAATTTATTAAAATTGCAATCGAAAATCTCGGATGGTTGAATAAAAACACCATTACGGGATTTTTGAATAATTGGATAGGTGACCCTTATCGAAGTGAACCATTCGTCCGAAATTGGAGGAATTACTACTTTTGGGACAAGTACAATGAACACCAAATGTCTGCAATTTCAGAATTATGTGAACATATTTGTGAAAAACATAACATTGAACAAAAAATTGTTCAGTCACAGGGTTATTTGGAAAACGCGGTAAATTTCAAAGGAGTGGCGTGTAAATCCAATTATTCAAATATTTATACAGATATAAACCCATCATTCAATTTTAGATTAATTTTTAACAATGAACAACAGAAACCAATATGACGAGATTAAAGGGATGTTAAACAAAATAAGAACCCTTAACGAGTCAAAAATAGACAATTCAAAGAAGGTAATCACTGAAGATTTAGAATCAGGTGATGACCCACAGGAACAACCAACAAATGACGAGAATCCTAATGCAGACAAACAACAATACGACAATGTTGAAGTTGTAAACGATGTGGAGGTTAAATTATTATCTACTGACCAAGAGGATATAAAACTAAAAGAAGATGAAAAAACTGGTATCAGTCAACTTATAGATTCTTTTAGACAACAGGTTTCTCAGTTAGCGGAATTGGACCCCGGATTTACCATTAGTGAACAACAAATTCGTCTTGATGGTAATATGACTGATGAGACCGAGATTGGTTTTGTATTCATTGCAGGTGAAGAAAGTGGTTTGTATATAAACGGTGATATGTTGTCAATTGACGATAAAACAATTGAAATGTTGGGTAAACTATTAAAGTTCCAACCAATATTTGTTACAGCAATGGAACCATTAATTAGAAATAGAAGAACATCATAAGATGGCATTAAGTAACGCTGACGTAAAGGAGATTGAAAAGATTGCAAGAAAAGAAATGAAAGATTTCTTGGAATCGACTCAGGCTCATAATATTGTAATAAAAATTATCCAAAAGGAAACAGGTGCAAGGTCTATTGATGATAGAATCGTTGACTTGTCAACTAAGGTTGTGGTTGAATTATTTAAGACATTATGGCAACGTAAATCTTTCTGGGAACAACCTCTAAAAAGTGTTAAATAAAATGGAAAATAAAAAATATTCCAAAGAAGAGGTAAGTAAGTTAATCGGTTTGGCCCATAAGAATATAACGAAAACTAAGGGTAAGGAATATTCACCTAATGTCCATGAATTACAAAAATGGATTGACAATTATATTTCAAAAGAGTCGGAAACCGAAGTAACCGAAAAATGGTCTAAAAAATACAAAAATTCGATTGATTGTAATAACCCAAAAGGGTTTAGTCAAAAGGCCCATTGCCAAAGTTTAAAAAAGAAAGACACCACCGAATCTATGACTGCAGATGCGTCAGGTTCATTTTCATCGGCGTTTGGTACTGAACCTGTAAGAAGAGAAATAACCAAAATCCACAACCTAAAAGAAGAAGAATTAGACGAGGCAGCTGTAGCAGATGCTTCAGGACCATATGATGTGGCGTTCGGTGATGGAGGTAAAAACCCACTAAAAATTGGTGGTGTGGATAGTATTAAAAAAAGTAGGGCAGTTAAGGATAAAAAATTTCCTAAATATGGTGGACCCGGTGGTGTTTATGTTAAGGTTAAGGATAAATGTAAAAAATTCCCATATTGTAACCAAGGAAACACAGGGGCTTTAGAGTTTTATGAATCTGAAGGTATTCGTGAATCCGTTCAAAGAATTGCCAAACAAAAAAACATACCTTTTTCTATTTTGGAAAAAGAAGTGATAAATGAACTAAATAAGATATTTATATAATAGTATGGAAAAAAGTATTTTAAACATTATTGAAGAGTCTTTATTAAGTGAGGCAAAGTCTTTTATCTTAAATGAAAACAAAGACTCTAAAGAGGTATTCCATATTACATGTGAAGGTGAACCTGTAGACACATATGAGTCTGAAGAGGTTGCAATGAGACACTTGGATATTTATAAGAAGAAACATCCTGAAAAGGAGTTCATAATTGAAAAAACAACATATAATTCACCATCTGAAATGATTGACAAATTAGAAGAGATGGGTGAGGAAATAGAAAACAAAGAAAACAAACCAATGAAAAAAAACGTAGTTAAAGGTTTAGGTCAAGCAATCTTTGACGCTAAGTCAAAAGGTCTAAAAGAAATTAAATTTAACGGAGAAGTACATAACGTCGATGAAATTTATAAAGAACTTGAAGAAGAAGAAGGTTCTTGTAATGAATGTGGACAAGGTTACATGGAGGAGGATTCCGATATTGAAGAATCTAATGCGTTTATATTAGCGGCAGACAAAGCTAAAGATGATGGCGAAGAAGAGTTTGAATTCCCAAAAGGAAGTGGTAAAATGCACAAAGTAACTCTAAGTAAAAATATCGACACTAATGAGGGTGAAATGGGAAGTTGTAATGAATGTGGTTCTTCATTAAATGAAGAAGGCATGTGTTCCGAATGTGGAATGGGTTTCAGTAATGAATCTAAAAAAACCACAATAAAAATGACTGAAAATGAAGTTGTTTCATTAATTAAGAAAATAGTTAGTGAGGCGAAAAAAGACGTTAAAGAAGGTGGAACAGGGGTTTCCGGTGTCTTAGTAACTAAAAGAGCACAAACGGGTTCTAAAAAAGAAAACGACGACTACATGAAAGAAGTTGAGAAGAAATTAAAAGACATTTCAACTTTTGATGGTAATGACAATCCTGAATTCCCAAAACAAGTTGGTAAAGGTGAAAAAATGGCAATAAATGCAACACCAGAACAAGAAGAATATTTTGATGATAATAGAGGTGGTACATTAGCGGATTTAAATTATGACCAAGAACCTTCTGAAGGATTCAAAAAAAGATTGAAAATGGCGTTGGAGGGTGATTCTAAAATGGGTAACTCACAAGACGCGGCGAATGTTATTCCATCTAAAACAGGTGAAAAAATAGCAAAAACCGCATTAAGGAAAAAAGAAAAAGAATCTAAAGATTCAGTAATTAGTTGGGGTCACTCTTGGAAATCACCTGAAAAGGTTGTTGTCGTTAAAGAGTCTGAAAAACCTAAGATGTCATCAATCATTAATGAGGATATTGAGAAAATGAAGAAAATTATAGGTTACAACAAAAAAACTCAGTAATAATCTTCTTTTTATTTTCTTTTATCCTTATATTTCAAATAAGGTAACTATGGAAAATAGAAAAGACTATATTGAGTTTGATATTTCTGACAAATATAAACACCAAATTGATATTTGGTATCGTACATACAATATAAGTCGTGATAAGATAATACTCTTTCACGACTTTCTTTCTGCATTGCATGATTTAATTGATAATACATTCTTAGGTGTTGATGTTTTATTCGATGAATCCGACCAACGAAATCACTTCAACTGGTGTTGGGAAAAAATCATCTCTGATTTTAACAAAGAGAAAATATTTTTTAAAGAAAAAGGAAACCATTATGAATATTTTTGGAATTTCTTTTTTGAGGCGTTTTATCTGTCTAAGATGGATGAAAAGGACACCAGAATATCTGAATACTTTTATAAACTATTTGATTTTCGTTATATAAAATCAAGGTCTGAATTGGACATCCTAACTGAAGTTTATAAATTGTTAGAACAAAACTTGAAAAAATAGTTTTTTTTCCGTATATTATATATAAAAACGGAAAATTATGGAAACACTAATTAAAATAAAAGACTTAGTGGAGAAGATGTCTGTTGACACCGCTAAAGTGTATGTAAAAGGGAATAGGAGTGCATCTATACGTGCAAGAAAGTATGCACAAGAAATTAAAGAGTTGATTCCTGTATACAGAAAAGAACTATTAAAAGAAATTAAAAAACAAGAAAAGCAGTTAGAGAAACATGGAGATAAATAACATATTCACATTTTTAATGGTTTTGAGTACTATTTTTACATTAAGATTTTTTGTTGAGTTTTTAGTAAAATTATTTTCAGAAACACCAACCGTAATGAAGTTATCTAAAGTGGACAACGTGTTACTTTATTTATCGATATCTTACATAATCACATATATAATCGTATAACAAGTGTTTGACAATATAATTTTTTTAAGACCATATTTTTTCTCATTAAGAGAAATTGACAGTAATGTAAGTTTAGATATTAAATTACCAGTAACTTGGAAATTTGAATCTATTATTGCCCCATATAAGACCCTTAAAACAAAAGTTCAAGATAAGAATGAAAAGTTTACTTTGGTGTCTTTAATTTCACACGCCACCGCTGACGGATATGAAATTGTTTTTGCATGTGCAAAAGAAATCATATCAGTTAACAAAGAATTGGAAGAAAAACAAAGGTTGTTTCAATCTAAAATAAAAGAACTTGAGATTTTATTCCAACACCAATCATTGGATAAACTAAAAGAAATATCATTTATTGAAAATGTCAGACAAGAGAATGAGCCAAGCATTAAATTGGTTGACTCGGGAAACGGAGAAAGACCAGAAGGAAATACAGAACCACAAGAAACAATTGATTGATGAGATTAAAAAAATCGACAAGACCAAAATGTTTGTGGAACCTAAAAAAGAAAAAATAAGTTTTTTAAAAAAAATTGCGATTATATTCGGAAATGGAAAAGAAAGGTGATTTATTAAATCAATTGGCAATCATATCAGATTTATGTGAAAAAATGAACATAAACCCAAAGTCAACTACCATGGTAATTGAACTTGACGATTCCACCTATCTTGAAACTTTTAATTATTTTTTAAAGAAATATAAGAATAAATCAACAAACCCAAGTAAAACATTTACTATCAAGTTAGGGGTAATTGATATTGTCTTTAATAAGAGTAGTGACGGAACAACTCAGTCCTCTTAAACCCTTTTGATTCTAAAAGAGCATATAAAATTTTTCTTTGAGCGGTAGTTACGTCTTTGACAAAGATGAAATTACCCTTTTTCTTTTTTAAGAGGTCTTCTCTAATCAAATCAAACAATCTTTCAGCGTCATTTATATTTTTGTTACCGTACAATTTAATGTCATTTTCATTTTGTACGAACAACTTATTGTTCAGTGTGAAAATCTGACCAATCTCATTAATTCCCATTATTTCATCCAACATCTCATGATACCTGATTCTTTTTTTAAGTTGGTGGTCGTAAATTAATTCCTCTTTCCAATACGGTATCAATTCCTTAATACGGAATTTATTATCTTCAATTTTAGCTTCTATTAATCTACCGAGACTATCTTTAACATAAGTTTTTGTCGCCCATCGATTATTTGGGAAAATTAAACCTAATTCATACAATGCCTCCTGATTTCTTTTACCACTTTGTTGTTTTAAGAATCTAGGTTTTTTTTGAGTCTTGAACTCACTCCAATAGTCGTGCACAGTTGTTCTTTTTTGACAACTGTATAAGACTTTAACTCTCTTCTTATTACAGAAAAGTACTATGGAGTATTTTTTAATCATATGATTTTGGTGATGAGACTATAAATCCCATATACTGCAAGTAAACTCCATAAAATAATGACAATATGAGCTCCTTTTTCATATCTCGCCACCATTTTTTCAATTTCTTCTTTTGTCATCGGAGTTTTACTCGACCCTTTTTGTTTACAAGTTGAACATGCCATAATGATAAATTTACGTATAATATAACTATTAATCAATGGGAAATCTGACCACCCAATAAAACTTTCGTTATGATTTCTTTTTTTGAAATATTTTGTTTATATTTTTCATAGTTCAACTATTAACACAAGAATTTTATAAGAAATGATTTCATACATTGGAGGTAAAGCACGTATTGGTAAATGGATAGTTCCATTCATCCCTAAAGACATTGAAACATACGTTGAGGGGTTCTCAGGTATGTTTTGGGTATTTTTTAATATGGATTTAAAGGACTACCCTAACCTAAAAACCGTGGTATATAATGACTACAACAAACTAAATGCAAACCTTTTCCGTTGTTCTAAACAGTATGATAGGATGATTGAGGAATTGGCAAAGTATCCATGTCAACAATTGGGTGTGGAGGACACACCACCTGAGTATGAAAAGATGTTTAGAGAATTTCAAAAAGAAGTATTCAACCCGGATTTAGTTATTGGGGATTTACCTAATTTTGACATCGCAGCAAAGTATGTATATGTCCTAACTCAGGTATTTTCTGGTTCTAAACCAGAAACATCATCATACACGGACTATAAAGGTAAGTATAGGTGTAAGGTTCTTATTTTTATGGATAAATTGAGACATCCCGAATACAGAGCACACTTAGAAAAAATAACTTTTGTTGAAAGTATGGACTTCCAAGAGGTTGTTGAGAAATACGATTCCCCAACCACATACTTTTATATGGACCCACCGTATTTTAGTACTGAAAACTATTATTCAAATCACATCTTCAGTAGAGAAACTCACGAAAGATTGGCCAAAACTTTAAAAAAGATTAAAGGTAAATTCAGTCTGTCTTATTATGATTTCCCACAACTATCCCAATGGTTTCCTGAGTTACCAATGGGTAACAATAACCAAATTCTAATGTTTGGTGAGCCACAATATAAATGGGAACGTAAAGCGTTTAAGAAAGCAGCAGCTGCTAAGAAAGACGGAACCCAAAATGAGGGTATCGAATTGTTAATTATGAACTATTAAAAAATGTCCTTCTCACCTGAGGTATTAATTTATTTACAGACATTAAAAAATTATTTCGAGAATAATGAAGAAGCTCGAAGTTACTTCTTATCTAAAGTAGATGAAGAGGAGTTTTTTAGATTGGTAGGAGAAACCGCAGAACTTAATTTACAAAAAAACGCAGAACCACAACTAACAAAAGAACAACTTGAATTTTTAAGAGTATCTTTAATGGTTTTTAAAATGGTTGAGGAGGAATCCGACGACAATTTTATCTACCAATATAAACCAAAAAATATTAATTTTCATTTAAAATAACATGGCAAAAAAGACACCAACCGATTACCTTATTTACGAAACCTCTTATGGTTCCGATATTCCAATTGAACAAATGTATGTACATACATTCGATGCGTTACCTTCCAAATATGTTGAATCTAAAAAATATAGTTTGAACATTCTTAATTGGTTTTTTGAAGATGGATACGTACTTCAATGTGAATTGACTCAAACCAGTCGAAGATATGAGAAACCGGTAACGTATCTTTACTTATTGAACAAAAAGAAACATACTGCGGTTCAGTTACAAAGTTCACATGAAAAAAATGAGAACTATTACAGTGTAACATTTTACTATAATGTAGAACATGGTTCCTTTGCGTCTAATTTTAATTTAGAAGAGTTGAACAAGTATGTTGTTGTATTGAAAAAAAGTGGGATTAATCTTGTAAAAGTCGAAATGGGTCACTTAGATACTGAAGAGTATGAATTAAATGTACCAGATATCGATTTAGGACTTAATTACGGGTCTGAATTTGAAAAGATACATAATCTTATCATTAAACGATTAAACTCCCCTAATGACAAAGGAATCGTCCTTTTCCATGGTGACCCGGGTACAGGTAAGACTTCATATTTGAAATACCTAACTCGTTTGATTACAGATAAGGAAATTTTATTCATCCCACCATCAATGGCAGAGTCTTTATCCGAACCTTCAATCATACCATTCTTGATGGAACACAAAAACTCAATCTTAATCATTGAAGATGCGGAAAGAGTAATTGCGGACCGTGAAGGGAACGGGTCATCCGCCGGTGTTTCTAATATCCTCAACCTAACCGATGGTATTCTTGGGGATTGTTTAAACATTCAGATTGTTGCAACATTCAACATGAAGAGAGAGAAAATCGACCAAGCATTACTTCGTAAGGGTCGATTAATCGCGGAACATAAGTTTACAGCGTTGTCCGTTGACGAATCAAACAAACTTTTAAAAAGTCTTGGTAAAGAAAAAACGGTTGACAAACCGACAACTCTTGCCGATATTTACAATATAGATGAAGAAATCTATAAAACAGAAAATAAAACAAACATAGGATTTAAAAATTAAAAAATGGAATTAATTACATCACAAGAATTAGAAGAAATGAAGTCTAAAGGAGAAAAATTATTAGTAGACTTCTATGCATCATGGTGCGGGCCATGTAAAATGTTAATCCCGAGATTAGAATTATTAGAAACTCAGTATCCTGATGTTAAGTTTGTGAAACTTGATGTTGACCAAAATAGAGATTTTGCAACAAAAATGGGATTACGTTCAGTCCCAACAGTTCAAATCTTTAATGGTGAAACATTAATCACAACATCTTCGGGTGTACAACCTGATAATTTTTACAAAGATTACCTTTCAAAACTTGATAAACATGAGTAAACAACTAGTAATTTTCACACTCGAGGGGTGTGGTCACTGCAAAGAATTAAAAACATTGGTAAATAAGGAATCAATTCCGTTTACTGAAATTGAAGTGAGTAGAAACAAAGAGTTATGGAATAAAATTGTTGACCAAACAAAAAACGAATATCTTCCTGCGTTTTTTATTAAAACGGACGGGACTGATAGTGGACCAATTTACTGTCCCGAAAGAGATTTTAGTGGTACAGAAGAAGCGGTCAATATAATTAAGAGTCACATTAAAATAGAAAAAGAGGGTTAAACCCTCTTTTTTTATTTATTGACCATACTATTAATCCACTTATAGGTTTTTTCAATCCCATTATAAAGTGGTTCACTAACAGACCAACCTACCTTTTCTAAATATAATTTATTGTCAGAGTTTCGTCCTCTAACACCTACAGGACATTTGAATCCATATTTTTCTTTAAACTCTTCACCGGCAATATTCTTAATGTACATTTCTTTACCTGAAATATCAATCGCCATTTGTGCTAGTTCATTAATACTAACTTTTTCTTCTGAACCAATGTTAACAGGACCTAAGAAATTATCTTGAGCCATGAATTTAAGTACTGCTTCAACACACTCATCAATATAAAGGAATGAACGAGTTTGTTGTCCATCACCCCATACTTCCATTTCACCACCATCTAAAGATTCTGCAACTTTTCTACACATTGCGGCCGGTGCCTTTTCTTTACCACCTTTCCATGTACCATAAGGTCCAAAGATATTATGGAAACGAGCAACACGAACATCCAAACCGTAGTTACGATTAAATGCTAAGAATAGTCTTTCACTGAATAATTTTTCCCACCCATATTCCGAATCAGGATTTGCGGGATAAGCTGAACTCTCTTCACAATTAGGGTTATTAGGGTCTAATTGATTGTGTTCCGGATACATACAAGCTGAAGATGAGTAGAACACTTTTTTAACACCTGTTTTTACTGCTTCGTGTGCAACATTTAAATTAATCATTGCGGAATTGTGCATAACATTTGCATCGTTCTCTCCTGTAAAGATATAACCAGCACCACCCATATCCGCAGCCAATTGGTAAACCTCATCGAAAGCGACTTCTTCACTATATGGTTGTTTATGATATGAGAATGGAATTGTTGCCCCATTATGTGTCTCTAATCTCATCACAGATTTAACATTTTGTGGGTCACGTAAATCGTAAACCAAAAATTCATTACACATTTCATCAGGTGTAAAGTACTCGTGATTTTTAATGTCAACAACACGTACCCAATTACCTTCTTCTTTTAATCTTTTTGCTAAGTGACCACCAATAAAACCGCCACCGCCTAATACTAATATTTTTTTCATTTTACCAATTTTTTGATATTTCGTTTATGTTATATTCAACACCTACCTTATAAAATATACTATTACAACTCATTCTATCTGAAAACCATGGAGTAATTTCATCTTCATTAAAGTATTTTTTGTTTATCCACCAATCTTCGTAGAAAAATTCAGGACTTTGCCAATGTGCAACATCCGAACAAAGTAACGTATAACCGTGTCTTTTCAACATTTCTCTTTGTGGTTCTTTTTCATTTCTCACGTACTGTTCACCAAGATATGAATCATGTTCAATGGTGATAATTTTAAACTCATAGTCAGTTAATAAAACCTTTTCTAATAGTTTATATCTGTCACCAACTTTCTCCATATCTAAAGACAAATAATCGATGGTTTTATTTGAGTAATGTTCAGAAAGAAAAGAATTGAAATCGATATTAAAACAATCTTGTTGTAAAAATGGTGTCTTTCTATTTTTCCATTCCTCTGAATAATCGATAATATCTACCGAAACTCCATCCCACCCATTTAATTCAAGTAAGTAAGTATTGTTTATTTTTTTAGGTAGATAACAACCTAAATCTAAAAATTTTTTATCACCACCTTTTAATAGACTGGCAACAAATAAATCTTGTCCACACTGTGAATATGATTCCATTTTAATAATTTTTAAGTTTCCAATTTTCCCAAACAAATGGAAATTTCCACGATGGGTAATGTGTTTTAGAAAGGTCCGATGCTAGTTGTTCATATTCTTCCCTTTTATCCACCCAATCAAATAAATGAAACTGTACTTGTAAGTTTTTTACTTTACCAATATTACCAGTCTCAATTAAGTTTCTTATGATGTTATATTCAGCACCTTCCACGTTGATTTTCATTAAATCAATTTCTTCTTCATTAATCAATTCAAAAATTTTACTTGCAGGAATTGATTGAGATTCAAATTTTGGTTCATAATACATTGAAGACTCACCCTCAACAGTACCAAAAGTCAAAACCTCTTCTCTGTCTGCAACTGCGGTACAGAATGTATTATATCCCTTTGTTCTTAGTTCGTTACAAAATTCAGGTACCACTTCAAAACAATACATTTTTGGTTGGTATCTTTCTCTAATTATTTTAGCCCAATTACCATGTCTGGCACCTAAGTCAACAACTACTGAATTGTTGTTTAAAAGATAATTGAATCGTAGTGTTCTGTCGGCATCTAATCTGTCGAACTCACTACCGTCTGATGGTTTTATTTTCATTTTACTTTATCCCCAAGGATTGATTATTACTTTATTTTTACCAATTTCAGGTAAATCTTTCACGTCGTGCGTGATTACTAAAATATCACAATCTTTTAAGAATAAATCAAGTCTATTTGTGTATTCGGATATAATTAATTTATCATAAAACACCACATCATAACCTTCACTGAGTAACCTTTCATAAAGAATATTACCGGGTGATTCTGTTGTTACATATGTGTTTGGTTTAAACGATAAACCATAGATACCAATCTTCTTCTTGGTATATTTTTTAACCTTATTATAAAGTAATGTGTTTTGATTTTCGTTGATTTCTTGAGTGGCTTTAATGTGGACCGCATCTAAACCAATATTCTCCGACATTTTAATAAATGCCCAAGTGTCTCTTGGAAAACAGGTACCACCAAAAGATAAACCACTTTTAATATAGTAAGGTGAAATCCTTTTATCATACCCTAACGCCTTGGTTATATTATGTGGATTTGCATTGAATTTTTCGGAAACGTTACCAATAAAGTTAGCAAAACTAATTTTCATTGTAATGTAGGCATTTAAACTAACCTTAGTTATCTCCGCCTCAACCAAAGACATTCTAACAATTGGTGGATTGTTTTTTAATATTTTAGAATAGATTTTTTCCGCAACATCTCCGTACTTAGAATCACTTTCACCCATGATAATTACATCGGGATTTTCAAAATCTTTAATTACACAACCTAACGCAACCAAATCGGGGATATAAACAACACCAAATCCTTGATTGAGTTTCCTACCCGTACTAGATTCAATCATCTTAACAATTTCATCGTGACTACCCGGCATAACGGTTGAACTTATAATAAACAAGAAATCTTCGTTGTTTGAGTTCTTTAGTTTTTCACATATATTATTAACCGCATCGTAGATGTATTTGTTGGAAAATTCACCCTTTTCATTTGATGGGGTATTAACCAATATAATAGCAACGTCCGTGTTGTTTACAATATTCTCAAAGTTATCTGAGTACTCAATATTTTTACGACCACCTATCAAATACTCTTTTAGGTTTGTCTCGTGAAAAGGTAGTTCGTTATTTTTAAGAGTATTAATTTTGTTAACGTCGACATCGATACCGATTATTTTTTGACCGTGTTTTCCAAATGTTGCCAATAACGGTAAACCAAGTTTACCTAAACCAATCAACGATATTTTATTTGTATTCATTTTTATTTAAAATTGTTTTTATTATTGTTTCCATATCCTCCCATTCACCAATAGTAATCCTAATGGTATTATGTAAACCTGAAAACATACTTCTATCTCTGACCAAAATATTTTTATCCAATAATTCTTCTATAATTCTTTTACTATCATCGACTCTAATCAAAATAAAGTTTGCATCCGATTTAATAAATTCAATATCGTTATTCTCTAATATTTTTTCAAATCTATTTCTATTCTTTATAATAGTATCGACCCTGTCCTCAATGTAAATGATGTTATCTAATGCAACCTCACCTAATTTTTGAGCGAAAGAGTTAACTTCCTTACTGTTTCTAATTTTATTTATTGAGTTAATCAATTCCTCATTTGCACATATGTAACCAAGTCTAATCGATGCTAAAGAAAACGCTTTGGAAAAAGTTCGAGTTACAATCAAATTGCTGTAGGTGTTGACTAATTTTGAACATGATTTTTTTGAAAATTCATAATATGCTTCGTCAACAATGAATAGTTTTTCAGGATGGATAGTCAATAAACGTTCAATCACTCTAACATCCAAACAGTGACCTGTTGGATTGTTTGGATTACTAATATAAACTACATCATTATGGATTATATCATAAAAATTATATTCATGTGGACCAAATGGACTATAGATTGCAGAATGGTTGACATTATCAGAGTAAAGTTTTATGTACGTTTCAATCTGACTATAGTTAGGGTAATAAATTAGTACTCTGGTGTCGGTATTTAAAAATGTTGCAAAGATGTAATGTAGTGCGGAATCTGAACCGTTAAAAGTTTGTACATTTTTTGATTCAACACCACAATAAAGACTTAATTTATTAATTAAATTTTCGTTATTAATGTTTGGGTATTCACTATAATTGATATTTGATAATGATGATGATAAAATCTCAGTGTATCTCTCGTCGTATGGTAAATTACATTCATTCCAGTCTAATTTCTTAACATCCCCACCAACAGTTCTCTTAGATGGTTTATATTCATCAATTAACTCTAATCTATTGTTTGTTTTTATCATTTTAATTCCGTTATTACGCACCTTATTTTACCGGTATTTTGGTCTCTCGGTATTTCATCTACAATTTCAAATTGTAACGGTAAATTACCGACTCTTTTAACAATTTCAGCACGAAGTTCATCCAAAACAGAATCGTTAAAATTATCTTTGATTACTATTTTAAAATATAACGATTTATCTGATTTTTGGTAGAGTTGGAACATACTAATTTCCTCTCTTTTTGACATAACAGTATAAAAGTTAACAGAAGGTATTCTTGAGTTACTTTCCGAAATGACCATGTCATCAACCCTACCGTCTATTTTAGAAACAACTAAAGGTCTTGATATATTATATTCAACATTCTCATTTAACGTAACAACATCATTTGTTTTGTAACGAATAAATGGCATAACATAATTCATAAATGAAGTACCAATAATTGTATTTGAGTTGTCAAACTCGGTAAATGAATATGTTAAATCATTATGATAGGATTCACTATCGTTAGATTGATACATAAAAGAAACTTTTTCCACTTGACCGTAGTGCATTTTTAAATTAAATCCAAACACTTGTTTAATTTTATCACCCCATATGTCTAAACATTTTTCAGATGCTCCATGTATTGATTTAATATATGGTAACCTTACGTTATGTTTTTCCAATAAACAGGATAACCAAAATGCAGTTGATGGATAGGTTACTATGGTTGTTGATTTACTTTGATTGATTAAATCGACATAATATAAAATGGTGTCGTCATTTAAATGGAATGGAGAAATATAAATTCGTTTCAACTCATAATCTTTCACCACCAAGTCATTCATGTCTTTAGGAGAATGTCTTCTAATCCATATTGTCCATTTATCATAAAGGTCACCACCATGTGATTTGAAACTATGTAGAATATATGCGGCTTCTTTTTTGTACATGGAATCTTCACCATAGAACTTTAATCTACTTCCGGTTGACCCCGATGTTTTAAATAAGATTTTATTACCGTTGTAGTTTTTAGAAATAAAATCACCAAAATTATCGTAAATAATATCTTTGGTTAGTAACGGTAATTTTTTAACGTCATCAAATGATTGTATTTTTGGATTGAATCCATACTTCGCGAATAATTTACCATAATACGGTACGTTATCGTTACAATGTTTTAAAATCTGTTTTAATTGGTCGAATTGGTATTCTTTTGACCTATCATAAGACCAATTGTCTACTTCATTTAAGAAGTCACAGGTATCGGAAAACGTTTTACCATATCTATGTTTGAATGGTACTAAATCATAATAAATTTTTTTTATGAATTTAGGTTGTTTCTTTATTACTCGATTAATTATTCCCATTAAAAAAGTCGTTTGAATTTATTGCCTTATCATCTATAAAGAAATCCGCATTAAATTTAACACCGGCCCTTAATTCGTGAAATTTTAAACCAAAACCTACTAATTGGTGGTACGTCTGTTCGTACCAATTCTTTTTAGAAACACAACCTCGTGCAGTTTCCACAATGATACGGTTACCTTTATCATATAAGTCATTAACGACTTTAATTCTGTCGGTAAATGGTTCCGCATTAAGGTAATCCCAATTACCATCTTCCTTTTTCTTTGTGTCACACAATGTGTTATCTAAATCAAATACGTATATCATTTTAAACTTCTATTTTCTACAATTTTTTTATCAGATATCATATCACCATATCTTTCGTAAATCTTTTTAGCATTGGTAAAGTATTGTTGTTGGAAGAACTGTTGATTTTTGTTCCTTGAAGTTCCCCACTCAACTTTTGATACGTAATCAATCCAATAAAGACCAGAAACTTTATTTAGTTCTTTAACTGCCCGTAAACAAATGTCCAAGTCATCGTATGAACATGGTGCAAACCAATCATCATAGTAATTTAATTTTTCAAAGTCTCTAAAATCGTACATAATTGGACCTCTGTTCGCATATTCCCTTGCATAGAATATGTCTCTACTTGAGTTGTCTTTACTTGCAACATCCACATAGTTAATTGCACCTGTTGATTTGTTGTATATGTTATTGTGAGCAACAAAAGAAGTCACCGAAAACACATCATCAAATGACAGGAAAGGTTGTAACATTCTTTGGTCAAAATTCTTTTCTTTAATGACCATATCGTCTTGAATTGAAACAACGTAATCGTTTTCTACTAACTTCATTCCCGCGTTGTTTGCTCTTAATTCAAATACGTCGTCGGTGTAAACATAATCTACTTTAACATTTGACCTAAGATAAGGAAGAATATCTTTTACTCTGGCTTCGGTACCGTCAGTACAACCATCAAATACTACAATTACCTGATTTACATTTTCACTTATGGTGTCTTTAATACCATGACAAACAAAGTCAATAAGATTTTCTTTATTATGTGTTGTCAATAAAACTGAAACATTTTTACCCATATATTCTCGGTTGATTAAAATTATATTTTATAACATAATTTGGAAAATTTAAACTCTTCAAATTATGTTTGATTGATAGATTGGTTAAGATACTTTGGTCGTGCCTGTGGTCTTTAAAGTTTGGAAGATTAGGTAAACCACATGTGTTAGGGATGTCGGTTAAAATCTTTTCATCCTCCATAAATTCAAACCATTCTTTGATTAAGTTGATATTGAAATCATTCTTTTTTAATGCCATTATACCCGCTTCTAATTGAACGGAATTGTAGTAACTATCATTGTCACAATCCATTAAAACAAAACAATCTCTTTTAGTCCATTCCCCATGTTTATAACCTCTATTAATTAATAACAAATCATTGTTATTGAAGTGGTCTAATACGATATCAAAAAATATTTTTTCGGGGATGTCAGTTGAGTCGATGTAGATTAATATCTCATCATCATTTAATTTCTGTAACTCATTTAGGATAATAAAAGGTTTCCATATCCAATAACCGTAACCTCTTTTTTGGTCAAACAAGTTTGAAAATTCATCCATAAACTCACTTGGTAAATCATTGTCTGATTTTACAATTAGATTATTTACCCCTATTTGTGTTAAATGTTGCAAAAGATTTTTTTGTGATTCTACAAAGTTACCTTTAGCAAATGTTAGAACTTTTATCTTATCGTATTGATTCATCTTATGAAATTAATTTTCTAACACTTTCCTCTAAATTCACTTCGTGACCTTGGGTCTTATGAGAATCTAATTGTAAATGTTTTAATAACCCATTGGTTAATGCCATTTTTTTGTTTTTAACAAACGTATAATAAGTAATGGACCTTTCATGTGCATGACCACACGTCTTCGTTTCTTTAATTTCATTTGCAACAGGACTAAACCATTTCATGTAATCATTGAAAATGTCGGACCTAAATGTTGTGTTAGAAGTTGAAGACCAAAACGCCTGTGGGTTTTGAGATAGAACTCTATTAACGTAAGCCATTAAGTCAAACTTATACATTCTTTTAACAACCGGTAAAATGTGTTCATTCCATTCAGGGTTCATAATAAATTGAAAGTGACCCATAGGGAACGGAACATAACCGACCATCTGAACCCCATCAGAAAGGATTTTACTTTGGTGTACACTAAAATGTTCATCTAACATAATATCATACTCAAACAAATTCACATACTTTGTTTTAATCAAATTATGTTTCCAAAGGATATACCAACCGGTATAAGATGTGAATAAAGGATATTGTTCTAAATTGTTTTCATAGTCACGTGCAACAATTAAATTATCTAAATGTGATAACTTATCTATAGGACGATTACCTAAGAAAACATATTTGTAAGAATAAAGATTTTTAAATTTATTGTTCTCCTCAAAAGTTAAAATTAAATCTTGGTCGTGAACAAAAATAAATGTCTCACACAAATCTCTATCGTTTATATCAATCGGTAAATCTTCAGAGTATTGTTCCGAAAATTTCTTTCTATTTTCTTCCCACTTTTCATTTGTTTGACCCACAGATAAGTGAGTTACCCTAACATCGTACATAACACCAATGTCAACGTTGTCTAAGTAATTTGGTAAACAAAAACTTAAATCATAAAAGTGAAAACCATTAAACGATTCATCAAATTTATGTTTGATTCTATTTTTCTCCACCGCGATAAATAATCCATCAACAATCACAGTTTCCTCTAAACGAGAACCACCATCTTTTGAGTATGTTGATGTCCATTTTTTCTCTTCATTCTTATGGTTTACTATACCGTACATTGATGAAGAAACTTCCCACCATGTTCCACTCTTTGGGAGGTATTTGGTACCGGCTAAACCTAAGATACCGTAGGTTGGGTTACGTTTAAAATGTTTCATAACCTTGTCACCCCAATTCTTAGTATCGAATTCCAAATCGTCGTGAATAAAAACAACAATATCTGTTTTTGATTCTGATAAAATCTCATTGTATACTTCAGGCAATGATTTATCACCCGTGTTAATTTTTTGAATAACATCTACGTCTTTGTACATACAAGTACTCTTGATTAATTCGATGTATTCTGGTTTGTCTTCTCTTGTTGAAAATCCTACTGTAATCATATATTAGTTGTTTTTGTACATAAAGTCTCTTGCGGTAAAATCGTCAACATCATTAAATAATGTTTTTTCATCTTCCCATTGTTTAGGTTCTTTTGTTGGACAATGGTCAGACTGTCCTCTGTTACATCTAATTAACCAATCCTCAAAAGATTTATGATGGTAATGGTTAATTTGTGCAACATCTGTTGGACCCTGAGGGTTCCATGGTCCTTGGAATACCTTTCCATTGGTATCCATCAATGGTGTATTAGGGTTGTGTGGTAGTTGCATCCATCCACCCGATGATGATTTTAAAATGGTTTTAATTAATTGGTCAACATCTTTACCTCTCTTGGTAAATTGTTTTAACAATGAGTTTTTATTTTCTTCTTGTCTATCCACTTGACCATTTGAACCAAAGAAATACCAATTAACCGATACTCCAAATTCATTATCGTGTTCAGTTAAAAATTCCTTTAGGTTATTGTGTTTTTTTAAAACTAAAAATTCATCAATATCCAAAAACGCAATCCAATCATAATCATCTCTAAAGTGTTTTAGGAAATGATTATATGCGTTCATTTGTTGGTGTAATCCTGGAAATTTAATTTTGTTTAAAAATGGTCTTTCCACCGGACATTTCCAATCATTTTCATACATAATGATTTCATCAAAACCTAATTTGTGGTTATAATCTAACCATTCTTCTACATAGTTTTCTTCGTCTTTTGCAATGCAAACTAATACTGTTTTCATTCTCTTAATAATTTAAATTTTTTAAAGTTATATCCTCCGTAAACATAGTCTAAGTAAACTATGTTTCCCACAGGTCCGTTCATAGGTTGAACGGGTACCAAGTCTTGACCAATGGTTCTTATTATTTCACGGTCAATCTCTTCAGATATTTGTTCTGATAGTAAACGAGTTAATTCTTCTTCCGCACTAAGGTTGTGGAACGCTCTAAGGTCCTGAGCCATTTCAGGGACCCATCTTGCTCTAATTCTACGAAGATTACTTCTAACTTCAATTGTGTTGAAATTGGGTTCATCATAATCTTTACCACGAAGAAGTTTGAAATTGGGTACGGGCATATTAAATTATACGAATTTTTTCTCAATTAATCAAAAGATAATGATTAATATTTTGAATTTTTTGCTCCGTTGGTTTGGTGTGATTCAATCTTATTTTTAAAGTCGGATTCTTTTAGGTATAAGTCAATTGCTCGGTTGACAAATTTCTGTAATGTTAGGTCGGTACCTAATGTTATTTTTTTAAATTCATGATAGTTTCTATCAATTATTTTCACACTCGTAAGTTTAGTATTTGACTTGTTGTCCATTTTATATATGTATGTAAATTTTATATCGGTATATAATAAATATATACGATTAGGGTAAAAAATATCGGACTAGTGTCCGATATTATTATTCAATATGTTTAAGTGGTTGGTGTTTCGTCAATCTGATTGTTAATGTCTTCAAGTTTTTTAACTAAGTCATTAACTTGTTGTTCCATAATTGTAACTTGTTGAGGTGGTTGAGTTGAACTACCTTCAGTTAATTGTACTGTAACTTGTGCATCAGTTACTGGTTGATTTCTTTTTTTACATCCGCATCCCATGGTTTTAATGTTTTTTTATAAATATTTGGTTTATTACTTTTTATTTCTTACATTTTGAATAAAGATATCAAACATAAAACAAATTGTAAATGGAAATCAATAAAATTCATCACGGAGATTGTATAGACCTCTTTAAAAACGTAGAAGATAATTTCGTAGACTTAGTAATTACAAGTCCTCCATATAATGTAGGTATTGCTTATGATGTTCATAAAGATGATGAACCAATGGGTGATTACTTAGATTGGTGTAGAAAATGGTTAACGGAAGTTTACCGTACATTAAAAGACGATGGGAGAATTGCACTTAATATTCCTTATGAAATAAATGTGAGAGAACGTGGTGGTCGTATATTTTTGGTATCTGAGTATTGGCAAATAATGAAAGAGATTGGTTTTGGTTTCTTTGGTGTTGTTGACTTAGAGGAAGACTCTCCTCACCGTTCAAAAACAACCGCATGGGGTTCTTGGATGTCAGCATCATCACCATATATCTACAACCCAAAAGAGTGTGTGATATTGGCCTACAAAAAAGATTACAAGAAGAAAAACAAAGGACAATCTCAATGGGACTACGTTGAGACTCAAGTTGAGGATGAGGAAGGTAAAGTAAAGAACAAAAGAATTTACGAAGACAAACATAAAAACGAGTTCATGGAATTGGTTTTTGGTCAATGGAAATACTTTAATGATACCAAATCATTGACAAAGGCAACATTCTCAATGGACATTCCAATGAAAGCAATTAAAATCCTTTCATATAAAGGTGATATCGTATTGGATTGTTTTTCAGGTTCGGGAACGACTGCACTGGCCGCAAAGAAATTAGGTAGAAACTATCTTGGTTTTGAATTGTCAGAAAAGTATAAAATGATATCGGAACAAAGACTTATCGATTACGATAGACAAACAATACAGTTAGACCTATTTGAACAGGAAATTTAACGAACAGGGTTCTGAGGTGTACCTAAGTACATATTAACTCTATCCCCAACTTTAAAATCATTTGCAACACCGGCGGGGAACTCAATAACGTGGTCACCCAAGCCGGTGTACTTTTGCGTACAATCTCCGTCACATGGTTGACAATTTGAGTGTATCTTACTGATAGTGTTCTTATTAACAAAAACTATATCAAGAGGAATTAGACAGTCCTTCATCCAAAAAGAATGGTGACCCATTCCCATTTTGAAGACCATACAACCTTCTAAGGAATCTCTTCCCATCATACCTTTCATTTTTTCTTCTGAAGTCGAAAGATACTCGGCAGGGAATTTTTTATTGTTAATAATGATTGACATATTTTAATAAATATTTTGAAATTTGGATTTTTTTATTTATATTTTTGTACATGAACAGTTTATTTGGTGGTCAGTTTGATTTTGACGAAGAACAGGATTTAGAAATCTTGTTGGACAACCTGAATCCTAAGGTGGCAATCAAGTTAATTGAAATGTCACTAAAACACGCGAACTCTAAAGGTCTTTTTAATTTGACTGAGAGTCATTGTTTATATAAAGCATTGTACACATTGAAAAATTATGAAAATACGAACACTGATTTACGTGATGATGATACTGACGGGAATCCTAATTGAGAAGTACGGAACCAATACTGCCAATCCTGAATTGGAGAAATATTTTGGTTTTGGGATTATATCTTTAGGGTCTTTCAATATCATTATTGACTATTTAAAAAAGAAGAAAAATGGATAAAAAGGAAAAAAAATACATAACCGATTTCTTTATTATTAAGAAGAAACATCATTGGTTCCTTATTCCCACACCAATTTTTTATTATCGAAAAGACGAATTTTTTGAAACGGGGGTAAGCTCACCGGCTTGGGGGTTTACTATACGTTTTTTAGTCTTTATGGTAGGATTACAAGTGCAAAAAAACATATATTATAAAAAATGAAAACAAAAGTAGAATACGTATGGTTGGACGGATATACTCCGGAACCAAGTCTAAGAAGTAAAGTAAAAATTATGGACCTACCGGTTCCATTTGAATTAAAGGACATCCCAAATTGGGGTTTTGATGGTAGTTCCACCAAACAAGCGGAAGGTAACTTTTCAGATTGTTATCTTAAACCCGTAAAAATATATCGTACAAACTCCTCAATCAATAAGATTTATGTTTTATGTGAAGTATATGACGGGAATAATGAAATTCACCCATCAAACTACAGAGCTAAAATTGGTGAAGAGGATGTAGATTTCTGGGTTGGTTATGAACAAGAGTACTTCATTCGTTCAGGACACAACCAATCAATTTTAGGATTTGAAAAAGGTGGTATGATTGACCCACAGGGAATTTATTACTGCGGTGTTGGAGGACAGATTGTTGGTAGACATATTTCTGATGAACATTTAGATATGTGTTTGGAATATGGAATCAACGTCGAGGGTACGAACGCCGAGGTTGCATTAGGACAATGGGAATATCAAATCTTTGCAAAAGGTAAAATTGGGGCATCTGATGATTTATGGATGTCAAGATATTTTCTTCATAAAATTGCCGAGAAACACGGTTTGTCAATTGAGTTACATTGTAAACCAATTACAACAGGAGAATGGAATGGTTCCGGATTACACACTAACTTCTCAAATAAAAAAATGAGGGAAGATGGTGGAGAAGAATACTTCAATTCTATTTTTAGAACATTCGACTCAAGAGCAAAAGAACACATTGACAACTACGGTTCTGATAATCATTTAAGATTAACAGGTAAGTTTGAAACACAATCTATTGATATGTTCTCATGGGGATTTTCAGATAGAGGGGCATCAATTAGAGTTCCTAAAATTGTAGGTGAGACTTGGAAAGGTTATTTAGAAGATAGAAGACCAGCATCTAACGCCGACCCATATAGAATTATTAAAGTGATTTCGGATTCATTGAATTTGGCGAATGAATTAAATTCAACGTTACATGTAATGTATGCTGATATTAAAACAGAAACAATCATAAACAAATACGGTACACTTTCAGGTGAAGAGTTATTGGAGGAATACAAAAAAGACGAAGAAGAGTAATGATTATACACATCACACCTGATGAGTTCGAAGAAGAGTTTAAAGAACCATGGAAAAAACAATATATTAGAAACGTATCCATAGATTACGCAACAAATGCGGTTCACGGGTGGTTTGAAGATAAAGATGTAATCATTTTTAGATTTAAAGATTATGGTTTCATAAACGATAATCGTTTTAATACTTATGATATTTCATCAGGTAGTGCAGGTATAACAATTAGAATAACCAAGACACGAGATGTATAAATTTGAATTGGACGAGACTGAAATAGAAAAATTTGAGTCTTGGAAAAAAAAACAAAAAGAAATAGACCCTCATATAGCAACCGCTGGTGAGAGATGGACATTCATGTTTACCCCAACCGGATTAGGGACTATGATTAAAGTAAAGGATGAATTACTTGGGGATGAAATCGATTTAACCGATTGGGACAATTTTTAAATTATGGGAAAGAAAGCAAAAGAACACAGAAAAAAAGTTGCGGCACGAAACGCTAAACTAAAAAAAGAAGAAGGGTCTTTAATGAATCTATTGAAGAAACTTGAAACAATGAAAGATGTTGATTTAGGTGAAGTACCTGAGACACCTGAAGTTGAAGTAATTAACGAAGAAAACAAAGATTAATATGGTAGCACAAGAAATTTTAGACACATTTGTTTACGAAACATTAAACGGTAAGTTTGGTGTAAATGACCCCACAGAGTTTGATTCTGTCATTGGTTACTTTGAAACAAAAGTTGAAGCGGAAAACGCCTTTAAAGAATTTATAGTTAGAGAAAAAATTGAATTCGAATAACATTGCAAAATAAGATGGAACTTTTAAACACACATCCGATTAAAAAATCGGACTTAGGATTTCACGGAAATTTATTCGGTGGAAAACTTTTAGCTTGGATTGACGCGGCCGCCGCAGGGTATTCAATGCAATTGTGTGATTCACCAAGAATGGTAACAGTTTCAATCGACAAATGTTATTTTGAAAAACCAGCTAAAGAAGGTCAACTTCTAAAAATATATGGTTTACCAAATAAACTTGGCAACACATCGATTACTCTTTACATGGAGGCGAGAGCTCACAATGTATACACCGGTAATCAAGTTGTAATTTTAAAAACAAATATAAGATTCGTGAGAATTGACGAGGAAGGAAACCCAATACCGATTGGTGAAAAGGGTAGAAATCGAATCCAAAAATTAATTGACTCACAATCTACAGAATAATGGATAAAAAAAAGAAACCGGATTTAGTTGTTTGGGACGAAAAAAACGGGTACAATTCAAATATGAAAGAATACCCAACTAACATCGGAGCACCATCATTTCAACTTCCGAATGTTTCATTGATAAGAACTGAAGCATCTAAAAAGATGATGTCAGTTTTTGATAGAGAAAGAGAAGAATTGATAATGAGGGCAGAAAAATTGTCTCAAGAATTTAATGACTCATTAATGGTATGGGAATCAAAAATATCGTTTGAACCAATTGTTGGTAAAACATATTACTTGTACGATTTCAACGGAGTTAAAACTTTGAGTTTAATATCACCAAATGAATGGAATAAACAAGATTGTTCGTTAGGTGGATTTATATTAAATTCGGAAAATAAATGGATAAGAATAAATGAAAGGTAGATTACAATATCAAAGTGCCGACCCATATTTTTACAATAGTAAAGAGGGTTGGTTTATTAAAAATGAAGAACCCTCTTCTTCAATTTTGTTATCACAAGAATCAATTGATAAAATTGAAAGTGGTGAATATAATATTAAATCGGGGGACATCGTTGAATACAAAGTGGAACCTTATTGTTTCTCAACTGATGAAGGTAAAACAATACATAGTACTGTTGCTCATTTGATGTTAGACGAAAAACCGGTAAGTAAGGTTTTCCTTATTGATATTGACGGAACAATATGTGATGACATTAAAAATGAAGATAGTTACCTCTACCCAACCGCAAATCATTTTCCAAACGCATTGGATATCATTAACAAATGGTACGATGAAGGAAATGTAATCACATTCTTTACTGCACGTGAAGGTAAAGACCGAGAAGTAACCGAAACTTGGTTGAAAGAAAAAGGATTTAAGTACCATGGTTTAGTTATGGACAAACCAAGAATCAAAGACGACCAAGAATATGTTTGGATTGACAATCGTAAAGTTAGAGCAATAACATATCTTGGTACATGGTCTGAATTAAAAGAGGTTGACGCAAAAATACAAACATTTCAAAAATGAACAGATTAGATAAACAATACACAGACTTACTCCAATCTATTTTGGATTACGGAGTTGAAAAGAAAGACCGAACAGGTACAGGAACCAAATCAATTTTTGGTTATACCATTCGTCATAATATGAAAGATGGATTCCCACTTCTTACAACCAAGAAAATGGCTTGGAAAACTATGGTAACTGAATTACTATGGTTCCTTCGTGGTGATACAAACATCAAATATCTTGTTGATAATGGTTGTCATATTTGGGACGGAGATGCGTATAAGAATTACTGTACCGCTTATAAAGATGGTCACGAATTTTATGAGGATGAACAAGTAAAGCGTTCTTTTACACAAGAAGAGTTCATCAACAAAATTAAAACAGATGATAAGTTTGCTAATAAGTGGGGTGAATTAGGTCCAATCTATGGTAAACAGTGGAGAAGTTGGGAAAAATGGTATATAGATGAAAATAAAAGATACCTCACATTTACTAAAAAAATAGACCAAATCCAAAACCTAATCAACGACCTTAAAACAAATCCAGACTCAAGACGATTGATGGTTAGTGCTTGGAATGTAGGTGAGTTAGACCAAATGGTTCTTCCACCTTGTCATTATGGATTTCAAGTTTATACAAGAGAGTTAAGTGAAGGTGAGAGAGGACTATTGTTACAACCTTACGGATTGGACCCTTTAACAAAAGAAGGTAGAGATAGGTTATGGAAAGAAAATAATTTACCAACCAGAACAATCTCGTTAATGTTTAATATGAGGTCAAATGATGTCCCATTGGGTTTGCCATTTAATATTGCATCGTACGCACTTCTTTTAGAGATTATTAGTAAAATTGTAAATATGGTTCCAGATGAATTAATTGGTAATTTAGGTGATTGTCACATATACCTCAATCAAATTGAAGGTGTTAAGGAACAAATTGGTAGACCTTATACGCCAGAAGAAAGACATGAATTATTAAAAACCGCCATGGGAGATTTTTACCAAACAGCAGTTGACGAACAAGTTCCTTTTGGTGGTGGATTGAGTGAATACTATGAATCATACAAAATACCATACCACTCGAGAGAACCTTTCGAATTACCAAAATTAAAATTACCAAAAACTGACGCATTTTGGAAAGGATTTGATGTTAGTTTGTTTGGTCATTTAGAACCATCGGATTTTCAGATTGAGGGATACAAAAGTCACTCACCAATAAAAATGCCACTTTCAAATTAACTTTTCTTAAAATTATAGATATTTATATTAAAGGGTAAACCTTAAAGTAAATCAATATGAAGAAGTTTTTAGTGTATGAAATCAAAAACAATATAAACGGTAAATCTTATATCGGACAATATAGTGGATTATTATTTGAGAAATATTTTGGGAGTGGAAAGTTGATTAAGTTGGCAATAAAAAAATACGGATTAGAAAATTTCTCTAAAACTATTTTAGAAGAGTGTTCTAATAAAGACGAGTTGAATGAAAAAGAAATTTTTTGGATTAATAAACTCAAAACAATTGAAAACGGTTATAATTTAACAGAAGGTGGTACTGGTGGAGACCTATCTGAATTTATTAAGTATGATGAGAATTGGGTTGAAAACCAAAGACACTCAACAAAAAAGTATTGGAACAATATAAGTGATGATGAAAGAAAAATAAGAAGTGAAAATGTGTCTGGTGAGAAAAATGGAATGTATGGTAAAGACGGATTTTGGAAGGGTAAAAAAATACCTAAAGAAATAGTTAAAAAGCAATTAGATAATAGAAGAAGTTATAATAAAGAACAGAACCCAAATTGGAAAGGGGGTTTAACTTACGTCTATTGTGAATGTGGTAAAAGAATAGGTTACGGTTACACTCATTGTAATAAATGTAGACCTAGAACTGAAAATAATAATCCATTTTTCGGAAAACAACATTCAGAAGAAACAAAAAAGAGATTGAGTGAAAAAAGAAAAGGTAAAAAACCAACTAATATGACGCAAGTTCAAATTGATGATATTGTTTATGAGAGTTTAGCGGAAGCCTCAAGACAAACAGGTATCCCATCACCAACTATTTTATGGAGAATAAAATCTAAAAATAAAAAATACGAAAATTACCAATCACACCCAATTATTAAAGCACCATTATCGAACTAATGAAAATAAGAATAGATAAGGTATTGTACCAATTATACATTTTCCCATATGTGAAAGTCACATATAATAAATGGTTGAACGGAGATTACGAATTAATTGTCGGTTGGTTTAGTTGGGAGATAGTTATAGGAATAACCCCTAAAACTAATTAGTTATGAGTCCATTCAAATCAATATTATTATTTATGTTAGGAATAATTTTTTACCCACTAATCGCTATTTTAATTTTCTTAGAAAATGTTGGCGTTATAGATAAACTAAGAGAAGTTAATTGGACAAATCTTATAACTTATGTTGCAATTGGGTTTGTTGCATTTTTGTGGGTTCGATATTTTGTACTTCCACTTTTTTATTATTTTTCGGGAGATATTGTTGATTAGGCTCCACTTTTTGTCTGAAATTATTTATAATTAAAAAAAAATAATAAAGATGAAAATAGCAAAAATTTTAATTTTATGTTTGGGTTTATTCGCGGTTTTTTATTCGTGTACCAAAACAGAAGAAACGATTACTCCCGTTTCGTTCCCTAAAAATTTATCCATTAAAGGATTTAACTTTCCTGAGGACTCCTCAACTATTTACGGTTGGTTAAAAGACCAAGATACCACAAAGATTGTGAGTCACGCTTGGGGCATTTGGGCCGGACTTACCGAACCAACCAATCAAAAATACAATGGACAAGATTTACTTGTATTTGAAACGTGGATGGGTGTCCAAGAATTGGCGGCAATGTCTGCACAAGGTAGAATTGCCGAAGAGGGTGAATCTAGACATGAAAGAACCTCATTGAGTGTCCCAAAACAATTTTTACACGGTCGTTTATTAACTAACGGACCAAAACCAATCGATACAAACTTTGTAGTATTAGAAACAGTTTCTTATGACCCATCAGGTGCATACTTTGTGACGATGAATCAATTGTTTAATAAAAGTAAATTGGAATCGTACAGTGTTAAAGACGGTATCGGTAAAATTCCTGAGTTTCCTAATACCGCAATTACAACTAAACCTACATATTATGCGGGTGTACCAAGTAAAGATGGTTTAATTAGGGTACCTGTATGGGAAGAACCAAATCCAGCCAAAGCATACAAATACACAAGTTGGCAAAAATTTGTTTATGCTGATGTTAATAACAAACAAAAACCAAATAAACATTTGGTACCTGTTACATCATCAAAACCAACACAATCAGAAATCGAGGCTGCAACCTGTAATGTAAGTGACTTCATCAACTACAAGATTGATAGAGTTGGTGCGGATTATCTAAACAATCACCAAGACGTTGGAACAACTCCAAGTAGACAATTCGTTGAAGGTGATTATGTGTTGTTAGTTGCAATGCATGTAACAACTAAAGAGTTTAAGAATTGGACATGGCAAACTTACTTCTGGTGTCCTGACCCGTCTAATCCACCATCACCAAGTTCAAAATTTGAAGCGAGTTTACAACCTAAAGAATTAAAAGGTGCGGCATCACATTATGCTGTTAGTGCTGCATATGCAATGGTTTGGCCCAACCAACCAGAAACGGGTGGTACCGATAAAAACTGTCGACCAATTATTGCTTACAATCCATATTTGGAAGGTGGTTTCGGTCCTAAAGTATTTAGTTTACCAAACACATTCCGACCTGATTTTGTATATGGTATGCAAACCAATTGTATGTCTTGTCACGCATTATCTACCTTTAGTGGTAAAAACGGTTACAGTACCAATCAATATATTGATATGAGAGACACAGGGTTATTTAAAAATGATGTTAAGTTAGATTTTACTTGGTCTATTCAGGGTAACATAAACCAAGATAAATAAAAAATTAAATGATTAAAATGATGAGTCTATTAAATGAAAATAAAAACCATAAGTATGAATATGGTTGCGTAATGTTGTATTTTACATTTCCTGAAATGAAATACCTACATAACATGATAGACCCAAAAGATATTTACACAGAGGAAGGTGATGGTTCATTCGGATTAGAGGATGAACCACACACCACTCTTTTATTTGGGCTACATGATACAGTTTCATTGGATGATGTTAAAGAAGTATTGAAAAAATTCACCTTTGGTGATTTAACCGCACACCAACCGTCTTTATTTGAAAATAAAAAATACGACGTATTGAAGTTCGATATGAAGTACCCAAACAAAGGAGATAATTTTTTACATAAATGTAATAATGCATTAAAAAATTATCCTTTTACTTCAGATTTCCCCAATTACCATCCACACATGACAATTGGATACATTAAACCGGGAAAGGGGTTGAAATACGTTAGAAAAATTGGTCAAATTGAATATACGTTAACACCTCAATATGGGGTTTTCTCACAACCGGACGGAACCAAAACAAAAATAGAAATTAATGTCAGATAATAATAAATTCACCAAAATAGTTAAGGAATATAAAAATGCGACATATCAAGAAATTTGGGAGGGAATTAGAGACAATTTTATATACGGATTCATCGGTGCAACACTCGTTGTATTCATTTCAACAAGAACCGACATTGCTGTTTTGGTGGGTTATATTATCTACTATTACTACATGGGTAGGATAGTAAACAGACCTAAATATGTGACCGATTTGGGTAAATTGATAGTGTTCCCAATACCTTCGGCATTAGGTGCATTTACAGGTTACAAGTTGTCATTCTACCTGTTACAACATTTCTTTGGGGTTAATTAATGAGACCTACCTTGTCCTCTATAGTTTTTCTCTCTATTATCGTGTTTGTTAAAAGACTTACACGCTTTACCTTTTTTTCTTTTACCGAAGTTCACTTTAATTGAACTTGAAGAAGATTTCCCTTTACTAGATTTTGCTGCCATGATTTTTTTCATATAAATATGGATATTCTAAAAAAATACATTACATTTGTCGGAAACCGATAAAAACAATGGATATCTTAGTACAAAGAATCAATTATGCGAAAATTGCTTTAATCAAAGATTATTGTCAAATACAAAAACCCCTACCGTTACCCATCGTTCCTACCAATTTTTCTGATTTTGAAGAGATGGTCCAATCCACCCCAAAAAAAGATTACAGTAAAGTCCACCACCTCAACGTTTCACCAAAAAAAGAAAAGGGTGCCCAAACTCGATTCTTTCATGTAGACAAAATGTGTCAAATTTCGTTTGAGACTGCATTTAAAGATGGTACAACTTATGATACAACAAAAGACAGACATATTAAAAGACATTTTTTAAATCCATTTGCAGCAATCACATTGGTAACGATTGAAAGGTCGATTAGGATAAAAGAAGATAAATTAATTGTAAGGTCTTATAAACAGGTTCGTTTTAGGGAGTATAACCACAAATATTTTAAGAAAAGTGTTTATACTAATGTGTTATCGTTTGACTTGAAAAAGGGTAACATTATTTTTGGTGAGTCCAGCAAATATCGTAAGACCAATAGTCAAAGATTCAGAAAAAATTCTTTTGGTATAATACGAGACGCTATTTTAAAAAATGGGTTTATGGTAATGAAAGATTTCACTTACCAAGACTCCTCAATTCGTGATGAATTTATGGAAAAGATGAATGATACTACATTCGTTAAAACCATATTTGAACAATTAAACCAACCTTTACCATATAATTTTAATCTCGAAGGACTTAAAACAGATTCGGGCGAACTTAAAGATTTTTTATTGTCTAAAGTTGCCAAGTTTTTTGTGGAGACTAAAAAAATAAAAGTTCCAAACGACTACTTAAAATTATTATACACCTATTACCCCGGTGAAAAGTTTTTAAATAAAAATGAAAGGAAATTAATCCAAGCAATACTTGATAGTTTTGGGATTAAAACAAAGTCGACCATAAAATTATTACACGACCACGTCAATTTGGACATTGACTCTTACAAAAGATTTTCTCGGTTTTTTGGTGATAAATTCCCAAAATATTTTAGTGGATTAACTGACGAGGCAAAGAAAATGTTTTTGAGTAATGTACCAATAAATGGTGCTATCCCAATTAAAGAAAGAAACAATATTAATTTAAGAAGTTATTTGGTTGATGATAAAACAAAGGAGAATATAATCAAAGTTTTAAACGACCTTAAAAATGGTAGTCAATCCCTTGGTACAAGTATACTTGGTTTAATTATTGACCACATTGAAATGATTGAAAAAATAAATGAATTTGACCCAAACATTAGGTGGAGGTCAACAACATATACCGATTTTCATAACGAACACATGGAGTTCAGTAAAATCATTTCTTTAATGAAAAAAGGTTGGACCATGGAATATGTTTTTGATAATAGAATGGTTAGAAAAGTAGAAGAACCAAT